CTTGAGACTGACCGTGTTTGTACCTGTCATCAGCTTCTGCTAACGATGACTCGGCGCTCAAACGACGGCACCCCGCGACCCTGTCGCGCTTTCCGGGCCCGCACACTCTCCTATGTGCGCCAGGCCACTTGTGAATGGGCGTATGTCTTCGGACATCCGACGCCCACGGTCAACCTTGACGACTCGTCCTGCACCCATCTCGGGCGGGCCGTCAAGGGGCTCCTTTCTGACTGTCCTTCCCGGACGGTGGAAGAGGTCCTTGCATGGCAAAGCATCAAGAAAGCCTTACCGGCTTCTTGCAAATGCATGGAACGTCCTCTTTTGGAAGGAGTCGTCTCGGGTTTCCGGTCGAGTGCCGTTCACCTTCCCAGTGGCTATCTTCACCATGTCCGCGTAGAGACTCGTCGTCTCTTCCAACGCGGGTGGTCCAAGAAGTACTGGGAGAAGAACGTCCTCGGCTGCTCCCCCGGTCTCTCCTCGACTGTCGATTCCCCTCGCTCTCACGGCGGGATGTGCAACGATTGGAAGTTCTCTCACGAGCGCTTCCTTTCAACTTGCTTGCATTCCCAGCCTCCGTATGAGCCCCTCGATAGTGATTTGGCCTGTGAGTTGATGGTTGTCCAGTCTGCTGGGAAACCTAGAGCACTCACCAAATTCACTAGCGAGTCGTTGTTACTTAAACCTCTACATGATTCCATTTATGATCGCCTTAGGGCTTTCAGGTGGTTGTCTGTAGGTGACGTTAGTAACAGCACTCTTTCGAGGGCGGGTTTTCGACGCACGGATGGCGAGGTCCTCACTTCTGGCGACTATAAGTCCGCTACCGATGGCTTGTCCATCGAGGTTGCTGAAGTGATCTTGTCTGAAGTCCTCTTGGCTTCTGAGGTACCCGAACACCTTCGAGTCTTCGCAATGCGCGCACTTAGGCCGCTCATTTACGGAGACGGGGTTGACGGTGTACGTCCGAAAAGAGGACAGATGATGGGCTCCTATCTCTCCTTTCCCCTTCTTTGCTTGCAGAATCGATTTGCCTTCCTTTGGGCTTTTCGCTTTCTGCCGGATAAGGGTAGGAGTCTTCCGTGCCTGATCAACGGCGACGACATTCTTTTCCAGTCCGGCCCTAGGGCTTCTGAGAACTGGATGTCGACCGTCGGCGGTCTTGGCTTGGAAGTGGAGCGGACTAAGACGTCCGTGGATGCGGAAGTGGGCACTCTCAATTCTACTCTTCTCCGTTACGTTGGTGTTGACCTTCGAGTCATACAAACGTTACGGTGGGGTAGGTTGAAGCCTCAGGAACTTCCGCATTCGATGGCGGCCAACTATACGTCCTGGCTGACCGGCACTAACCCTGGGAATAGGTTTCGCGCCGGGGTAGTCTTCTTCAAGCGTTATGTCTCGCTCCTTAGGTCAACTCGTTTGACCCTTGTGGAGCTAGGTTTTCGCGGGAAGTTAGCTTACCGGTTAGCCAGGATGTTTAAATTGGCGTCAGTTGGAGAGGGCCTTCCGGTCCCTCATGTCACCG